AAAGTGTTTATTGTGCAAATAACGATGCATCATCAGCTATTGTAGTAAATATGAATTTAGTTGATTCATCTGATTCAAACACTGAGTATGAATTTTTTAGAGATGACGTAGCAGCTAAGTCACAAGTAAATGCTGCACCTCAAGGCTTGAATTTAGAAGCAGGAGATGCTATAACAGTGCAAGCAGCGACGGGCAGTAATAAAATACAAGGCGCCATAAGTTATGCTTTAATAGACAGGTCACAACAAAATGGATAATGATATATTAAAAATAAATTGTACAACAGTAGTTACAATTAGAAATGTTAAGTCAGGTAAAATTTATAAAGATGAAGCAGAAAGAGATGCGGATATAAATGATCCTAATACAGAAACGAAAGCAGATCACGTGGTACAAGATCTAACAGTTCAAGTATCACCAAAAGGTCTAAACTTATTACAGAAAGCAATGAGCAAAAATGATAATAAATCAAGCACCTAAAGGTGGCACCGAGTTACAATTTAACTATTTAGAAAAATACGTTGATAAAGAGTTATTAGATCAAGTACAAATAACAACTTCAATACCTGAAAAGATTCCATTGCATCCAACCAAGGTAAATATACTTTGGCAAAAAAATTCTTATGATCAACCGAATCTGGCACCATGGTTCAAAGATAAAAGTAATCATTACAAGTATGATTGGTATGTATTTAATTCACATTGGAACTTTGAAAAATTTAGAATGATGTTTGGATTACCTTTAGAAAAATGTGTTGTTATAAAAAATGGTATAGATAATATACAAAAAGCTAAACACTATAAAGAAGGTGAACCTATAAAAATTATTCACCAAAATACACCTTGGAGAGGTTTGTCTGTTTTACTAGGTGCAATGCAATTAGTAGAAAATCCTTTGATTAGTTTAGATGTATATTCTTCTACAGAAGTGTATGGAAAAAATTTTTATGAACAGAATGATCACAACTTTACAGAGTTATACGAACAAGCAAAAGCTCTACCTAATGTGAACTACATAGGTTACAAGCCTAATGATTATATAAAATCAAACATGCACAAATATAATATGTATGTGTATCCTAGTATTTTTGAAGAAACATCTTGTATATCTTTACTAGAATGTATGTCCGGTGGTTT